CGAGACATGAATACTGAACTCGCTCTTCTGATGCTGCTTCGTCATCAGCGTTGTTGCGAGCTTCGACTGTTTCAGACTGAATGTCCCAACGATAGCGATAACTTCCGTTGCCGACTGCCTCAATCTTCGAGGGCATTTCATCGTAGAATGCACGTTTCATAATGTTCTTTTTTAATTACTTTATGTAATAGATGTTTTGAATTACTCACTTTCGCCCACCCGAACCAAGAGCAAAGTTCCTGCTTGTACTCTGACGCGCTGATGTCTTTGCGCTTGTTCAGTTGAGCCGCTTTTCGGCAAAAGTTCTGCTTGATGCGCTTTCTGATGAGTGTCTGCTTGTGATAGAAGACAAAACCGAGAAAGTCGAGACCTCTGCCGTGCTTGTCGCTTCTGTTCTCCGCGATTGGAAAGATTTGCTCGTTTCCTTTCAGCGTGAGTTTCAGTCGCGAGAGATACGCTTTGATGTCATCGAGAAGAGCGTGCAAATCGTCCTTGTTCGATGCAAAAAAGACCATGTCGTCAGCATATCGAAAGTAATACTTCACACGCTTCACTTCTTTGATGTAGTGGTCGAAGTACGCGAGCATCAGATTCGCGAAATACTGACTGAGATAGTTGCCAATCGGAACGCCGTCAGCACTGTCGATGATTATATCAATCAGTTCGAGCGTCTCTTTGCACTTGATTTTGCGTCTGACTATCTGCTTCAACACTTCATGGTCGATGCTCGGATAAAACTTTCGTATGTCGATTTTCAGACAGTACCGCGTCTCTTCTGCGTCTTTCATCGCACGCTTGACACCGCGCATCGCGCCGTGTATGCCGCGTTTCTTGATGCAAGAATATGTGTCGCGCGTGAAGATTGAAACCCATATCGGCTCCAAGACGTTCATTATCGCGTGATGCAATATTCTGTCCGGATAGTACGGCAGTCTGAATATCAATCGTTCTTTTGGCTCGTATATCGTGAAGACAGAGTATTGTGAGTTCACGAACGTATGATTCTTCAACTGTTCGTGCAGCTTCAATATGTTCTCTTCACGATGCTTGTCGTGAACTCTAACACCATACGAGTGCAACTTACCTTGACGTGCGTTGTTGTCCGCAAGTCGCAAGTTCTCGATTGAGATTATCTTTTCATATAAGTTGTTTACTCGTTTCATAATCTGCTTTGCTTTTCGTACTCGGAGCGTTCAGATGTTCGGAGTTACCGAACATCTTACTAACACCTTTCGAGATAGTTGATATTTTTTGCCGAGTGGCAGGGTCATTGCTCCGTAGTATATTTTTAGTTTCGTTACTATCTAAATTTTGAAAATCATTGGCGAGACCCGATATTCGAATTCGCATTCGAGGGCGTGTTATTCGAATTCGCATACGCAAAACCGCAATTCGCGCTGTTATTCGCGTTACCGCCGAACAGGACACCGCAAGAGCAATCAACCGTTTATCTTCATGCTACTCGAAATAGAATCGCGTTCCGCTCACGCGCATCGTTACTTTGCGCGGAAACGCATTGCGCTTCTTGATTTCGTTAAGCACATATCTGATGTCTCGTGAATTGGTGAAAAACTTCTTTGCTTCCGAATCTCTGTCATCTTTGTTCATCTTGATTTGAACGAGACAACGGTTTTCGCCGAACTTCGTCTTCATACCCTCGAAAAAGTCACAAACCCAAAACGTCAGATTGATGAGTTTCTGCTGTGTCGTCTCGGGACAATTAAACTGTTTGTTCGATGCGTCTGCCGGAATCTTCAAAAATTCGAGAGAGCCGTCATCAATGTTGTTTTCTGCTTCATTCATATAATTATCGTTTTTAAGATTTAATACTGTGTTGATTCACGAATCGCCACGCGTTACGCTTTCGGGATAAAGCAAAGGCGAGACCCGATATCCGAATACGCAGACGAGGGCGCGTTAACCGAATGCGCAAACGCAAAACCGCAACTCGCGCCGTTATACGCGTAACCGCCGAACAGGACACCGCGCAAAGTCTCTGTCGTTGGTATGTTCGTATAATGGTAGTCAGCAAAGTACGTTGTTGAACCGCCGCCGACTGCTGTCGGCATGATGTCGCCAAGCTCACCGCCGATGATAGTCTTGACATAGCCTTCACTGCGAGCTTCGTTGCCAACGTGAGTGTAACCGTCATAATTACTGTCGTTGAACTTCGAGGGGTCGCTGCAAATGAAGACTTTCGACAAGTTATCGCCGCCGTTCGCTGCTGTCGGACTGATACGAACGTTGATGCCGTCAGTCCACTGCCAAATGTGTCCGAACGGATTCTCAACACCGCGATAACGAGGAACAGAGAATGTCTTCTTGATAGAACCGCCGTCACCGGTGTTGTCTGCTGTGTAGCTGACAACGCCCGAACCGTTGCCGAGTTCGTCAGTTGTACCGCACGGAACGAACGGATTGTAACCGTTGAATGTACTCCATTCAGATGAAGAGAATGTTGATACGCCGTCACCGAGACCGCCCTGCTTGTAGCCGTCAGATGTCAGCTCTGCATTGTACGCTGCTTGTGAGTTGAGATTCGCATACTCGATGACAAAGAACCAAAACAGAACTTTTTGTGCGTCATAAGTCATGCAGTTCCACTCTGTCGAATCGCTCTTTCTGTTACGCGCATACTTTCTGAAATTCGTGCGCGAGATGTTCGTTGCAGGGCGACCGAGCATTGAACGATAAGTGCCGTCATAGCTCGAAGTGTTGTTGCCGCCGCGATAGTCAGCGTCATCGTTCACGACTGATGCGAGCTTGCTTGTTGAACGCTGAACAGATGCTTCGTATGCACTGATGTACATCTTCGGCACAAAGTGATACCCCGGAAGTGGGTACTCTGAAATCATCGCTGTGAGCTGTGTTCCAACAGTCGTGAACTTCTCGTAATGCGCCGGTATCTCGACCATGACTTGACCGCGAGAGCCGTCACGAGTTGCACCCACCCATGATGTCTGCGGAAGATAGTCAACGACATTTCCGTCATCATCGAGCAAGCAACCTTTCATTCTGCTCTGCAATGGCAGCGTTCTGTGTAAGTCAGAAGAGCCGACACGAGTGAGTGTTGTTGATGACACGCTGCTGTCGATAACAACGCCGTAAGCGCATTGACTTTCGACATACGGCAGCAATGATGCGAGAGCTGCTTTCTTGCTCTCGCCGTCTTCATCGAGAACGTGAGTGAAGAAGTTGAACGGATTTGTTCCGCTTACTTCGGGCAAGTCTTGAATGCGCTTGCCGTTCTGATAGGCTTCAATCATCTGTGCGATGATAGTTTCTTGGTCTGTTGTAAGTGCCATAATCTGTTATTTTTTTATAGTGAGACATTTTGTTAATTCAGTAAAAACGTGCCGTCAGAGAGCAACGTTGTCGATTTGCGAGAGTTCACGAGCGAGAAACCTGCAAGACGCACTCTGATAGTGATAGTCTTGTAGAGCTGCGTGTTGTTCGTTGGTACGACATGAACGACTGAAACGCCCTCTTTGAGTATCGAGATGCGCCCATCGGGAGCAATCGACACGGCGTTGTTGTCGCCGAGATACAAGATGTTCGGAACGGCGTACTCCGGTTGCAGCTTTGCCGTGATGTACAGTGCTGCGAGATTGCCGAGCGTGATGTCTGTCGGTGCTTCGACTGACAGTGCTGTTGGGTACAGTCCGAGTTCTGTGACTTGCGATGCAGCTTCGATGAGTTGCTTGCAGAGTTCAGTCGCGGAGATTGTTTCCTCTTTCGCTGCTGCGGCTTCTTCTGCGGCGGTGTTCGCCGATGATGCAGCCGAAGACGCTGCTGCTGCTTGTGTCGCTGCGTTGCCGGCGGCAGTGTTCGCGCTGTTCGCGCTGTTCAGAGCCGTTGTTGCAGCTTCATTCGCCGATGCAGCCGCCGAGAGTGCTTCGTCTGCTGAAACGACACAAAACCACCATGACGTATCAGTGACCGCATGACCGATGTTGTCGTCTTTCAACGAGAGATAAGCACCGTTGTTCTTGCGAACGAGGTCGAGACGCTCATACGATGTCTTTTCATCGAACGAGCCGCGCGGCGTGATGCCGACTTTTCCTAAATCGATAGAGCTTAATTGTGACATATTGTTATCTGTAATTAAATTGTAAATGACCGGTCTCTTCGTTCAACTCGAACTGCTCTGCTGCGATTTCGTCTTGATAACTCATCGTGAGCTGCATATCATCGTCAACATAGAACGAGGGATAAAGAACACCGCCTTTCGCAAGAACGCCGGTATCGACATACTCGCCTGCTGTTTCGTCCCACTCCCACCAATTACCATTGTCGCCCATTTTCGGCGGATTGTCAGCTTGCTCTTTCGCGCGTGCAGCTTGCTTGTCGGCTTCCGTTGCAGAGCTGTCGGCTTTCGAAGCTGCTGTGTTCGCTTCACTCGTTGCAGTCTTGCAAGCGTTCGTTGTCGATGTAAACTCTGTCACGCGTGAAGATTCAGCACTGACACGAGCGTTTTCAGCTTTCACACGAGAAGATTCTGCTGTGACGCGAGAACTCTCTGCGTTGACACGAGCTGTCTCGTTCGTCTTGCGAGTTTCTTCGTTCGACTGTCTTGTCGTCTCGTTTGACTGACGAATCGTCTCTGCTGACGCACGAGCCGTTTCAGCGTTCGCGCGTGCTGTCTCTGCTGACTGACGAGCTGATTCGTTCTTCTCGATGTTCTCTCTCGATGTGTCAGCTTTCGAAGCTGCTGTGTTCGCTGACGCTGCTGCTGCGATAGCCGCTTCTTTCTCCGCTTTGATGTCAACAATCGAAGCGTCAACTCTGTCAGCCGCTTTGTTCGCTGCGTCAGTTGCCGTCTTTGCAGAAGCCGTTGCAGCATCAGCGTTCTTCGTTGCTGTGTCTGCGTTCGATGTAGCTGTCTTTGCTGCATCAGTCGCGGCATTCGCGTTCGCTGTCGCCGTGTTCGCTTTTTCAGTCGCTGTGTTCGCATCTGATGTCGCTGTTTTAGCTGATGCGATAGCTTCTTCAACGCCGTTTTTGAGTGCAGTAATCGTTGATGCGATGTACTGCAATGACACTTTCACACTTCTGTTCAACGCGTCAACGCCGATAGTCCAAAGACCGCTGAACTCTGACGATGACTGCAACTGTGATATTTTCTTCCTAATTACGCCCATATCGTTATATTAAATTGATTTCAACATCTTCTTCGTCTGTCTCCGTGATGACAATCTCGTTGTCTTCTGTCGCGAGACAAAAGTAATTGCCGAGTGGTCTCATGTTCATGAACGTGAGTGTCACTGTGAACTCGCACCATACGCAACCATCGCGGCGAATGTCGAACTTCGTCACGCTGTTCGACTTGTAGAAACATTCATACGTCTCGACCGGACTGTCAGTATAAAGTTTGTGCTGCTCCGGCTTGATGAGCTGCGCCCAAAACGAATTCCAACGTTGCCAAAAGTCGCTGATGCTCGTTGCGTGAATGAGCAACTTCAAACCAACGTCTTTCGTCTTGTATTTCACTTCGTCATCATCGTATATGACACCGCTCGATGCTTTCGATGTGACTGTCAGATTGCTTCTCACGTTCGGAGCTTTCTCGATGTTGTCGTCAGTGCCGTCAAGCACATAGATTCCGAAGAGAGAGAAGTCGATGTCGTCAAGCTCGTAACCGCTTTGGCGAAAGTCTGACGGTGCCGAAGCGAACGGTTTTTCTGTCAGTACGTTGATGAACGAATCCATGTCTTCTGAAATCTCGTCACTGTCTTCTGCGAGTGGCGGAAAGTCATCAGCGAACGATGCTGTGATTTTGCCGAGATTCACGAGACGAGAACGAGCCGTGTTGCTGACAAGTCGCAACTTGTAAGACTTTGAGAGTTCTGTGAATGTGAAGACGTGATAAGCCTTGTCAGACAACATTTCAAACAGATTGCTTGCGAGGTCGATGTTGATGACGCAAAACTGCATCGCGAATGACTTCGTGTCGAGTTTCGGGTCAGACAAATCGGTCTCCGCGCCGTCATACTCTTCCCACTCTGTCGAAGTGAGAGACTTGAACGCCGGCATCTGAATGAGTGCTTTATATCCGTACTGCTCAACGAAAACGCCGTACTCTGTATAAGCATCTTTGCCGTCAATGAGAAGTTTATTTGTCATCTTCATAATGCTCTGCTGTGTCCGTAGGTTGATATACTGATGTTCGAATGCTTGTCTCTGTCAATCTCTGTCTTGACGACCGCAAAGCCCGATGCGTTGATTGTTGCTTTCGCGCCGTGCATGACAAAGACACGATAAAGCTGCGTTTCACTGCAACGAATTGTCGCGCGAGTGTCGCCGATAAGAAACACGTTGCGCGGCTGCGGTTCAATCAGTCCGAACTCTCCTGCATCGATGTACACGCCGAATCTCGAAGTGTCGTACTTCTTGAACTTTCTCAACTGCGAAAGTGAGGGAAAACCGAACTGTGTCATGAATTCGATTCCTCTCGGTGAGAACATCATCTTCACGAGTTCTTCGAGCGTCTCGCGTCCGGTGAACATCTTGCAGTCGTTCAGAGCTGCGGCGAACTGAATGTCGCCGCGCTGCTCCGCTTCTTGCGCTGCTCTTGACTTTGCTTCGAGCCACGCTTTATGAATAGATTTGACGAGAGTTTCCATACTTTGTGATGATTATTAAGTTTTTACTCTGATACCTTTCGATGAAATGTCATCAAGCGTTTCTCTGACACGCTTCACGCTCGTGTTCATCGTGTCGAGCTTGTCATTCGTTGTCGAAGTGTTCTGCTCGATGCCGGTCAAGCGTTCGAGCATCAGATTCGATGTCTTGTTAAGCTCTGTCACGCCTTGAACGAGCGTGTATGTATGTCCTTGAATCGTTGTCAGACGAGCGTTGTTCTCGTCAACACTGTCTTGCGATGCTGTCGCGATGCCCTTTGACGATGCTTCTCTGCTTGCGTCATCATCGAACCACTTGCCGAGAGACGATGAGAGACCCTGCCACACGGTCGAGAACTCTTCACCGACTGCGTTGATGTCGTATGCGAGCGAATCAGCACTCTCGATGACTGCGTTGATGCCCTTGAACGTGCCGTCAGAGCCGAACCATGAAGACTTGTACTTGTCGAAGACTTTGCCGATTGCAGGTTCGAGATACTGTGTCACGAGCATCTTCTTCACGATGTCAGAGACTAAATCGTTCACTGTGTCCGCCCATGCTTCCATTGCGTCTTCACCTTGCGCGACTGCATCGAAGAAAGCATCGCCGAGTGTCGATGCGAGGTCTTCGGCTGTCGTTCCGATGATGTCTTCGACCATGTCGTTGATGAGCGTTGCCATTTCTTCTGCAAGCTCCGCAAGCTCGTTCTTGTAGTCTTGAACTTTGTCGCTGTCAGTCTTCTTCTTCGATTCTTCCAAATCGAGCTGCTTCTGAACGAGCAACTGTTGTTCTGCGAGATTTTCAAGCTGCTTGCGTGATTCATCGTACTTCTGCGAGCCGAGAGCCTTGTCTGCTGTGTACGACACTTGCGCGTATGTGTCTGCGATTTTCTCGATAGTCTTCTGATAGATTTCAGCCGAGTAACGAGCTTTCGCAAAGTAACGCGCCCAAATGCTTGACTGCGATGTCACGTTGTGCAAGTTCAAGACTTCGTTCGTGACTTGCGCATATATCGATTTGAGCTTTTCGAGTGCGTTGCCGGTGTTCTCCTGCAAGCGCACTGCGTCAGCGTTGTCGAGTTCCCATTGCAGTTGGTCGATTCTCGATTGCAGCTTCTCAATCTCTTTCTCTTTCGAATCATCGTTGTTGAAGAGATTCGCGATTGCTGTCGCGATTTGCAGAGCCGCCGAGATGACTGTCAAGATGACTGATGCTTTCTCGACTGTCGAGATTGATGTCGCTGTCGCTTTTGCTGTCGATTCTGTCGCGCTTCCCATCGCGTCAACTGTCTGCGTCATGCCTT